AAAATGCTGCGGTATCTTTAACAGGTACAACTTTAACTACCGTCTATACGTGCCCAACAAATTTTAATGCTAGAGTAAAAGAACTTTGGGTTACAAATATAGATGGAACCAATGCAGCTACGATAACTATTAAGTGGACAGATACTTCTGCAAGTGCGACTTATTCAATTGTAAGTACGTACACCGTTCCAGCCGACGACGCCTTAAGAATAGAAAATGCAAATATTATGCTTGAAGCAGGAGATATTCTTAAAGCACAAGCAGCAGTAGCGAATGATTTAGAGGTATCTGTTTTTATTGAAGAAGAAATTACATTAGCGAGTTAGTAAAATATGCCTGATACAGCACAAATATCACCAGTAACCGTTTCGTTAGGTGGTGGATTAGTTCTCGATAAAGATGACTTTTCTATTGCACCGGGCGCTGCGGTACTCTTGCAGAATTTTGAGCCTAGTATTAATGGGGGCTATAGACGGTTAACTGGTAGTAGTAAATTCGATAGCGCACAGGTAAATAGTAGTAATAAAATTTTAGGGGTCAAGATTTTTAATAGTGGTGTTCTAGCTGCTGCAGGAAATCTTTTGAAATTTAGCACAGGTACCGGATGGGGTTCGTCTATTGCTACACGAACATCTGCTGGACGCTATAAGTTTGATGAATTTAATTTTAGTAATACTCCTAAAGTTATTATGGTTGATGACGTAAATCAAGCAGCGACATACGATGGATCAACCTATGCTTTACTTAGTGGTACAAATGCCCCTTCTGATCCTGCTTCTGTAGCTGTATTTAAGGATCATGTATTTCTTGCGGGTATGTCTAGTAATCCTCAAGAAATTGTATTCTCTGCTCCATTTGCTGAAACAGATTTCACGGCAGCAAATGGTGGAGGATCAATCAAAGTAGACACAAATATTGTAGAACTCAAAGTTTTCCGTGATGGACTATTTGTATTTGGTAAGGACAAGATTTATAGGATTACAGGTTCTAGTATTGCCGATTGGAAAGTTGATCCTGTAACACGAACTCTAGGCTGTGCAGATGGATTTTCGGTACAGGAAATTGGCGGTGATCTATTGTTCTTGTCTCCAGATGGTCTAAGAACTATTGCTGCTACAGCCCGTATTGGGGACGTAGAATTAGGAACGGTATCTAAACCAATCCAAAGACGAATACAGGATATTGGATTTGATAATATTACTTCTGCGATTGTGCGGCATAAAAGTCAATATCGTTTATTCTATCCTACTACTGGTGGATCAACAGCTAATAGTAAGGGAATTTTAGCTACCCTAAAAAGAACTGAAGAAGGAGTAGGTTTTGAGTTTGCTGATTTGGCCGGAATGAACCCTTCAGCAATGGATTCTGGTTTTATTAGCAATACAGAATACATTATTGAAGGTGGATTTGATGGTTATGTACGGAGACAAGAAAGCGGAGATACCTTTGATGGCAGTAATGTTGTAGCGGTCTATCGTTCACCAGATTTATCTTTAGGAGATACCGGCATTAGAAAATTAATGCAACGAGTTATTCTAAATTATGAGGTAGAAGGAACTGTATCTGCAGAACTACGAGTACGATATGATTCGGATAGTAGAGATGTTCCACAGCCTACGTTCTTTGATATATCTTCACCGGGAGGAATAGCTATTTATGGTAGTTCGTCATCGACTTATGGAAATGCTGTTTATGGATCGAGTGGTGTACCTATTTTTAGACGAGCAATCGAAGGCTCTGGTTTTTTGATTGCGGTTAGAGTAAACCACAATAGTTCAGATAAAGCATTTACATTACATTCATATCAATTAGAATTTACCGCAGGAGGACGGAGATAAAATGGGTGCAACTTATACAAGACAAAGTAGTACAGAAATTGTAGATGGCGAAGTAATTAATGCCGCAGATTTTAATAATGAATTTGCACAATTAGTATCTGCCTTCGCTGTCTCTACTGGACATACACACGATGGGACAACTGCTGAAGGTGGTCCTGTTACAAAACTATTAGGTACCGCTATTACCGTCGGTGATGGTACGGCTGGTACAGATATTGCGGTAACTTTTGATGGTGAAACAAGTGATGGTGTGCTAACATGGATGGAAGATGAAGATCATTTTAAGTTTAGCGATGACGTAGTTATTGACAGTTCTAAACGAGTATATTTATATGATGAGGGCGGGGAGTATATCTATGGCGACGGTACAGATTTGTATCTTGTATCTGGCGCTGATATTAATGTTCCTGCTAATATTGGAGTAACATTTGGAAATGATGGTGAAAAAATCGAAGGAGATGGCACTGACCTTACTATTAGCGGTAACAATATCAATCTTACTGCCACCGCTGATGTTAATATTCCTAGTGGCGTGGGTGTCACATTTGCGACAACCGAAAAAATTGAGTCGGATGGGACAGACCTTTCGATCACGGTTGGATCAGGTGGTGATGTCAATATACCAGCGGATATCGGAGTCACCTTCGGAAATGACGGTGAAAAGATTGAAGGTAACGGTACTGACCTTACAATTACTGGCAATAATATCAATCTTACTGCTACTGCTGACGTAGTTATTCCAGCAGATGTAGGTATTACGTTTGGATCAGGAGAGAAAATTGAAGGAGACAGTACCGATTTAACAGTTACTTCTGGTGCAGATATTAATCTTACTGCAACTTCAGATGTGAATATACCAGCAAATGTTGGGGTTACTTTTGGTAATGACGGAGAAAAGATTGAAGGAGATGGCACAGATTTAACTATCTCTGGCAATAATATCAATCTTACTGCTACTGCCGATGTAGTTATTCCTGCTGATGTAGGTATTACTTTTGGGTCAGGAGAGAAGATTGAAGGTAACAGCACTGATCTAACAGTTACATCGGGAGCAGATATTAATTTAACAGCTACTAGTGATGTCAATATTCCTAGTGGTGTGGGAGTAACATTTGGTGATGACGGTGAAAAGATTGAAGGCGATGGCACAGATTTAACGATTGCCTCTAGTAACATCCTAACTTTGGATGCAGGGGCAGATGTTATTGTCGATGCTGGCGGTGCCGACATTACCCTTAAAGATGACGGAACTACATATGGTAGTCTATCACAATCCGGGGGAGAACTGGTAATTAAATCTGGTTCTACGCCTACTACAGCTTTAACTTTTAGTGGTGCGAATGCTACATTTGCAGGTACTGTGACAATTGGTAGTGCCGGAATTAGTGAAGCAGAACTAGAAATTCTTGACGGGGCTAGTGTAACGACGACTGAACTAAACCTTATTGACGGGGATACTGCAAGAGGAACTACTGCGGTTGCTTCCGGTGACGGCATCTTAATCAATGATGCCGGGACCATGAGAATGACAAATGTAGATACTGTGTCAACTTATTTTTCATCGCACAATGTTGGTGGTAGTAATATTGTTACAACGGGTGCCTTAAATTCTGGTTCAATTACATCTGGTTTTGGTACTATTGATACAGGTTCATCCACAATTACAACAACCGGATTAATTAGCGGTGGATCACTCGATATTGATAATGTTTTAATCAATGGTACGACAATAGGACATACAGACGATACTGACCTAATGACGGTGGCAGACGGAGTGCTAACTATTGCAGGAGAATTAGATGCTACTACATTAGATATATCTGGTAATGCGGATATAGATGGTACAACAAATTTAGACGCCGTTGACATTGATGGCGCTGTACAAATAGATAGTACAGTAACCGTTGGTGTAGATGATACAGGACATGATGTAAAGTTCTTTGGTGCTTCTGCTGGTTCGTATATGGAATGGGATGAAAGTGCAGACCAACTTAGAATTATGGGAGCATCGGCAGATGCTACTACAAGTACGGGCAAACTTCTTTTAGCTACATCTTTAACAGATATTAATGCAAATGACGTAATAGGTAAAATAGACTTTCAAGCTCCACATGAAGCTGGAGGAACAGATGCTATTACTGTTGCTGCTTCCATTCAAGCTCTTGCCCAAGCTACATTTAGTTCTTCTGTCAATGCAACAGATTTAATATTTTATACAGGGCACTCAGAAGCAGCCACAGAAAAGTTTAGGTTTACTTCTCAAGGAGAGATTGGTATCGGAGGGGCTAATTATGGTACCGATGGTCAAGTATTAACTTCTGGAGGAGCAGGGGCCGCTCCTGCTTGGGAAGATGCAGGTGGTGGCGCTGTAACCGCACTTAATAATGCAACGGCAAATGAATTGGTAACGGTAGGTTCTACCACTACAGAACTTGATGCTGAAACAACGCTTACGTATGACGGATCGACATTGGCGGTTACTGGAGATGTTGATATTACTTCGGGGAGCATCCTCTTTAAAACAGCATCTGAGGGTATCTATTTAGGTGTAACTTCGCAAACAGCCGCCAATCTTTTAGATGACTACGAAGAAGGCACCTATACAGCTACTGTTACTACAACAACCAGCGGCGGTTTCAATCTGGGCAATGATTTGTTGTCATATACTAAAATAGGTAATCTTGTCACAGTTAGGGGTCGGATTTCCATATCGTCTGATAATTCACCAAGCGGAGTAATAATAGTAAGTCTTCCTTTCACCCCCGCAACTCCCGCCGAAGCCGCTGATCTTTACTATAATAATGGTATCGTTTTTGATAATCATGCCTCGTCCGGGCCGGATCACATAATAGGTTTAATAAACGGAGGCGAAGCATTTATCACCTGCTATCAAATGACCGATGAGGGGGCCGTTGGTGGACTGGATCAGGATGATGTTGATACCGCTTTTGCGATAAGTGTTATGATTCAGTTTATATCTTGAATACTTAATACAACATAAAGGAAAATAGATAATGGCTTTAACAGAAAGAACAGAAGTAGACCGTTGCGAAGTTCTTGCAAATGGAACTATCCAAGCACGAACTGCATTGGTTATTGAGCGTGATGGCGTTGAGATTTCTCGGAAGTATATCAATCGGAAAGTTTATCATCCCGGCGATGATGTCAGTAGTGCTCCAGATGTAGTTCAAAAAGCAGCAGAAGTGGAACACACGGATGAAGCCACAGCAGCCTTTGTTGATCTTCGTGCTGCTAATGAGGCAAGGAGAGTAGGATAATGGCTTTAACAGAAAGAACCGAAGTAGATCGCTGTGATGTACTTGCAGACGGTACAATTATTGCAAGAAATGTTATTGTAATAGAACGAGACGGCACTGTAATTTCCAGAGAAAAAGTAGAACCACAGATTTATAATAGGGACGCAGATGTTAGTGCAGCTCCTGATCGTGTTAAAAATCTAGCTGCAAGACTTTGGTAATTTTATAAAGTAAAGTTGGAGATAACTAAAAAGGAATTTTAATGGCATTACCAAACAACACATTTACCGGATATAGCCCAGATAGATTTAGGCAATTAGCACAAAGCTATGGCTATAATGACGCTAATTTAGCAGGGTTTGGAAAGTTTCTACAAGCAAATCCGTCTAGAGCTAAACAGTATTTTGATCAGCAGAATATGGATATGTTTGGTCCAGATAGAATGCAACAGTTTCAGGCAGGTGGGGCAGTAACCCCAACAATACCAAATCCGTATGAAGCCCAGATAAGAGAACTTCGGCGGCAGATAAAAGTGGAAACTGGTGGTGGTGGTGATGATCTCTCTGGCAGCCAAGAACAAGCTATTGCAGGTTGGGAACAACAAATTAAAGATTATGAACAGCAATGGCAACAGCAACAGCAAGATCAGCAACTTAAGCAAGATGCAAATACTGGAACACAAGTCCCCGTAGCAGACCCCACAGGGGTCATTGCCCCTTCCCCTACTGGACCCGGAACCGTAACACCACCCGTAACATCACCACCAGCAACCGGAGCACCAACAACAGCACCAAATCAGCAGTTTCCGATTGCTGGTCCCCCCGGTTTTGCGCCACCTACATTTACCGATCCAACACAGCCTATTGGTACTGATCCCGTTGATTATTATAACCCAACGACCATGCAAAGATGGCAAGCTCCATCAAGTGGTTGGACACCGCCAGCGGGCTGGCAACAGGGAACTTTAGGTGCAGGTGTAGCACAATACTATGCCCCTTGGCAAGCAGACCTGCCTCCACCTACAATTCCTGCAGTAGCGGAGACAACCGCAGAACGAGTTGAGCAACCGCAATTACCAGCAGGAGCTGCTTTTCAAGCTACTGATGTTCCGTTTGATCCGGGGCAAATTGTGTCTCCTGCGGCGGGACAAGTGGGAGCTGTTGCCGGACCCGGAGCTACTACAGCCCCTGTACAATTGGCAGGTGCACCTACAAAGGCAGAAGTACCTATAGTTTCAGCCGCACAAGCTGCTCCTGCTGTGCAAGCATTATCTGTAGCGGCGCAAACACTTCAGGCTCCAACTCAGACAATTGAAGCAGCGCAAGCGGCACAGTCTCAACTTGCAAATATACAGGCACAACAGATAGCTCAAGCTGTACAGATTCAGGCTCCTGATAGGAGAGTATCACAGGCCGGTGAGCAAATTGCGGCACCCACAGGACAAGCTGCTCAAGCTGCTGAATTTGTTGCCCCTACAGCGGCTACTGCAGCGCCCACAGAAGCCGCTACGGTACAGGGGCAGCTTTCTACCTTAATGCAGCAGTTTGAAGCTGGTGAGGTTCCTACATGGGCTGCAGGGGCTATGCGGGCCGCAAATGCAACCTTACAGCAAAGAGGACTAGGAGCTAGTAGTATGGCTGGACAAGCAGTCGTTCAAGCCGCAATGGAAGCAGCATTACCTATTGCTCAATTAGATGCAGCAACGGTAGCTAAATTTGAAGTTCAAAATTTAAGTAATCGTCAGCAAGCTGCTATGGTTCAAGCACAATATAGAGCACAGTTTATGCAACAGGAGTTTGATCAAGCCTTCCAAACTCGTGTTCAAAATGCCGCAAAGATTTCCGATATTGCCAATCGTAATTTTACCGCTGATCAGCAAATTGCTTTAGAAAATTCAAGGCTTGCCCAAACAACAAACTTACAAAATCTAAATAATAGACAAGCTATTGTAATGGCACAGGCTGGAGCACTTGCTCAATTAGATATTGCTAATTTAAATAATAGACAACAGGCAGCAGTACAAAACGCTCAACAGTTTTTACAGGTAGATATGAAGAATCTAAGTAATCTACAACAAGCTGCTATGATGGATTCACAACAGCAAGTCCAAGCATTAATGACGGACGCTGCCGCACAAAATGTAGCTAACCAAATGAACGCTAAAAGTCAACAACAAGTTGATCAGTATTATGATGGATTGATTGCCAGCATTGGACAACAAAATGCCCTTCAAGTAAATGCCATTAGTCAATTTAATGCTGGACAGGTCAATGCATTGGCAAGATATAATTCAGAGTTAAGGAATCAGCGGGATCAGTTTAATGCCAAAAACCAATTGGCGATTGAACAGAGTAATGCGGTATGGCGTAGAGAAATTGCTACTGCGGATACGGCTGCAGCTAATTTTGAAAGCCAATTCAATGCTCAAAATTTAATGAATATGAGTAATGAAGCTTATGATAATCTTTGGCAAGAATATAGAGATACGATGGAATGGGCTTGGACCAGTGCAGAAAGTTCGCTTGATAGATTTACTAACCTAGAAGAAGCACAATTAAATGCCAACGCCCGTTTAGACTTAGCAGAGTTCCAAGCTAGAAAAGAGGGCATAGCTGGTATTTCTGAGTTTATGTTTGATATTGCTTTTAATTGGGCAACTAGAGGCGCAACAAGAGGGGGTGGTACACCAGCACCCTCTGGCCCATCAGGTTGATAGAATAGAAAGAGTATAACAATGGTTGCAAAAAGTCATACGGAAATAGCTCTGCAACAGATCAGGTCAGAGCAAGGTAGGAACAGGGATAAGGAAAAACCCGATACGGATAGCATATCGAATATTATGGCTACTGTAAATGCTAAAATAGTCCATAAGGGCGGCGAACCCATAGACCAGAAGAAAAAGTTTACTGTTCCACGAATTGCAGAGAAATTAAGAGTTTCCGAGCGCACAGTACGAAGATTATTACAGAGGCTTAAAGAAGAAAATAAAACTAAAGCGAGTATAGAAAAAGCAGCTTTTGTACAGCGTCGAGCAAAGAAACCTGAAGATACTTCTCCTTGGTCTGGGATAGCACAAAATCGGGGTGGTGAACTTGCTAACCGAATTGCAGATATAATGTCAAGGCTACGTAAAGAACAAAGAACATCAGAGGAGGTTGCATGACTACTTCAAATGCTGCAAAATTTCAAGCTCCTATTCCGGGGCAATCTCTCACTACAGAATTAGGTTCACGGCCTTGGGAAAGACCAGCAAAATACAGTGATCCAGAGGAAGCATTACGCCATTACACAAAAACTTTGTCCGTTCCTGCTACGGCGGGACGGTTATTTGATATACTAGAGTCTGGATTTCCGGTCACACATCTTGTCGATGGGCTTACATTAGGTGGAGTAATGCAAGGATTACATACTGTTGATATTGCTGTTATAATTTCCCCCGCTATTTATGAATTTATTACAGGCATAGCCGATTTAGCAGAAATTGATTATGAAACTGGATTAGAGAAATCAGACCAGTATGAGGCGATGGATAGCACGATACTTTCTAGAGCACAAGATGAACCTGAAGCACAACGACTTGTTGAAAAGGTCATGGACGAAGAACAACAAAGTATTAAGGAAGCAGCTTCCAGTTTAATGTCTCGTCCACAACAAGATGAACTAGAAGGAGAAATGTAAATGGCAATTTCATGGCAACTTTTAACTGCGGGTGGTGCCGTTGGAAGAGCGGGGTCAAGGACTATCCACGCTAGAAGGGTGCAGCATGATCTTGATGCCGCAGAACAAGCTCGTGATGCATACGAGCTAGGCAGGAAGGAATTAGAGAAAAGACAAACGAAACGGCAAGTTAGCCGTGAACGGCTTGACTTGTTAGAGACATTGGGTATTTACGGTAAGGGTGCTGTGAAACTAGCTAAACTTCCACAAAAACATTGGGACCAAGAAATAGAACAGTTGATAATTTTGTCATCAGAGATGCCAAAAACAGTTACCAATCCACTCGCTACGCTACAGATGGGGACGCTATTTACTGGGGCTAAAGATCAGGCAGAAGTTCCGCTTACATACCAAGAAAGAATGCAACGATTTGGGTTTCAAGGCGAGTTTATTGATCCTACAGAATTGCCGGACGACTGGAAAGAAGCTGCTGTAGACCGTATGATGGGACAGCTTCCACCACAAGTAATTACCACAGAAGATGAATCTGATATTAGGACTAGTCTGACGGATAGATTATTTGGTCCAACTATGGCTGATCCAGTGGAGGCTCAACAAAAGGCTGCTGACAGACTGGGGATATCTTTGCATGAATATCAGACTATGTTGGGCGATACATATCTAAGACCCTCCGTCGAAGGTGTAACCTATGCTCGTATGAAAACGAAAGCGGAAGGTTTGGTGGAAGGAACAGCAGAGATACAGTATCATACGGCTCGTCTTACTTTACAAACGAGAGAATTTGAAGTAGGCCAGATAGAAAATAAGCAAAGGCCCGCAACTATTGAAGAAAGAACGGTTCCGAGATTGATGTTCAATACTGACACAGGTGACTATGAGCTTCAAGATGTTCAAATCGGTTATCCCGATATGCCCATATGGGAATTAAAGGAATTACTTACACTGGAAAATGCGGCTGCTACTAGAGCAGTGAATCAAGCCCAAGCATTATCCCTAATAGATACACTAGGGAAAATTCCTAGACAAGCGTCTTCTGTGATACGACAGTATGCTGCCGGAATTACTGCTAATCTTTTCAAACAACAGATAACTGTTGGTCCACAGGGAAACATGCTTTCAGACCAGCCAATAAGTCCACTTGCATTTGACTTACAGACCAATTTTGTTGCGGCAGCCCAACAGAGTTGGGTAGCCCAAGGTAAAGAGGCCGATCAATCTATAACTTATGCAAGAACCCGGTTCCCCTTGATACAAATGATGAGTGCGGTAGCCTATGCTGAACAGGTTGGTATACCGATACAAAATGAACATCTTATAGATACCGGTAATCCACCAATTACATTGTCGATGGTGCTTGACCACGCAAGTCAGTCTACGCCAGATGAAGCTTGGTTTGAACAACTTTTAGCTGGTACTGAAGGATTGCATAAGAGTTTAGCTCCTTTACTGATAGAGTATTACTCTTTATCAGACGCAGAACGCAGGGATAAAGACGAGGAGTATCGTATTTTAGTTGGAGATCACATTGCTGATTCTTTGATGAGTCATAGATTAACTGCACCTGTTCCTTTTACTGATAGAGCGCCGGAGCTTACAGGCCGTAGTCATTTAGACCCAGTAAGTGAAGCTAATTTGGCGTATATGCATATTATGGACCTTCGCTCAGAAGATGAAGGGTTTATTGCTAATCCCGAAGAGCGGATAGCCGCTGCGAACGCTGCCAAGAAAGCAATTTTAGATAGAGCTGATGCTTCACGAGCACTAGAAGTCGCACCCGGACCACCCGGAACAGGAGTAGATGGGTCACTAGATATACTAACATCTCTTACTAAAGCTATTGATGTAAAAAACGAGAGGGGCGACACGGTGTTTACTAATCCTGAACTAACTCGTATTCAGCAAATAACTGAACTTGTTGCTAGATTTACAAATCCCGATTCCCCCCACTCTATTAAGGACACAGACATTCTAGCTGGAGTTGAAGATATTTTTGAGGCTTTGAGTCGAGCACCTAGTAACACTAACTTAACAAGGAACGAACTAGAGGCAGCATTTAAAACCTTTGCTTTCCAAGTAGCCAATACAAGGTCTGAACCTGCACCTGCACCTGCACCTGCACCTGCTGCTGCACCTGCACCTGCACCTGTACCTGCACCTGTACCTGCACCTGCTGCTGCACCTGAACCTGCACCTGAACCTGCACCTGTACCTGAACCTGCACCTGCTGCTGAACCTGTACCTCATGTTGAATCCAGTTTAATGGCACCACCTGCCAGATATAATCCTCTCCTCATGAGTGAGGATGGCGTACCTCTCCTTTATGCGGACGAACCACCCCCCGGCTATCAAGGTGATTTTGATGAATGGGTAGAGGATAACATCAAATGGAATGCGGGCGGAAAACCTAGAAGTGGAATGGCATTGCGAGATCAATCCAATTATAGGCAATGGGAAGCCGCAAAGGAGGCACAGGCAGCTTTTGAGATTGCGTTTCATGAAGCACAGAATCAATTCCCTGAGTCTCGTTGGCAAGGTAACCCACTTCTAGATGTCCTACAAGATATGATAGACAGGCAGGTGTCTACGAAGAAGCGAGTGGTGAGTATTATTAATCTACAGTTTGTACGTCCTTTACTTAGGAGATTAAGCCAAGAAGATAAGATTGATGTATATCTAGACTCCCACGCTTCAAACAAATTGGCCGATATACTTTATCAAACCTATGTTACAGAGTCCAAAGAGCCAGCGGGATAATACCTATCAAACATTATGGCTGATCCACGATATTTTACATTAGATGCAACTGAATTAAATAAAGATTATCTAATTCAGGACCAAGAATTTATGGCTGATGTCCGTCAATTCTTAGGGAACCGAAAGGATTATGCTTTTCATAATCTTCGTGATCCTGAAGAAGCCTATAACTTATTTGTACGCCATATGCGCCATTCAGATATAAATGAAGTGGCAGCAGTTAACGATTTACGATATGTTAATGAAACAGATGATGCCGGAAAAGTACAAATGGGGAAGCTTTATTCTGTGTGGGATAGAATGGATGGTGGTGGAACAAGTATTTTAAGGACTATAGGAGACTATGGATTAGGTGTTGCTACGGCTCCCTCTACGTATGCAGGAATAATTACAGCGGGTGCCGGAAAACTAATAGGTGCAGGAGGATTGGTAGCCACAAGGATGGCTGCACGACAATCTGCTGTAGGGGCTTTTAGAAAATCTCTTGCGACGGGTGCATTAGCTGTTTCTGAAAAGCTACCTACTCATCTTGCGAAACGGAGAGCAATCACAGGAGGTATTGAAGCTGCTGCTATTGAAGGGGCTGTAGGAGCAATAACCGGAGCTGCTGGAGAAGAAACTAGAGTACGAGCAGACATTACGGGTCAACGAGAATTTGATTGGACAAGGCCAGTTGCTCAAGGTGGCCTTGGTGCTGTTGCTGGCGGTGTTCTAGGTGGAGGCGTTGGAGCATTTTCTGGGTGGAGACAAATGACTGCGTTAGGATTACATGACGACGCCACCGCAAATATGGCTAAACATATTGTAGCCGCAGAAACTAATGTTGCAAAAATGTTAGGGGATGATCCAGCAGCAGTTGGTATACCTGCATTCGTTACTCCTGCAGATGTAAGAAAGGGCAATCAAGCAGCGATTGTTAATCTACTTAGAAAGCACAACAACGAACCTCCTATTCCTGAAGCGGAGGTACTAGCAGGTAATAGGACGTTAGACCGAATGCTAAAAGATGCGTTAGCAGATATTCCTGATCCAACATGGACGGGATCAGCAGGTAAATATACAACAGAGCTTGGTTTTTATAGAACTCTTGATGGAGACATAGTTCCAACACAAATAGCAGGAGCCCAACAAATCCCTGTGTTTGCAGAAATTAATAGACTAGCCAAGGGCAGATGGCAAATCTCTACAGGTACAAGTGTCGATAAATTAACTCCATCACCACAGACGTATAAAAGTTTAAAGGCAGCACAAGCTGATTTCAAAAATGTTTTAAATAAACAAGGACTATTACCATCTGTTCGTGATGAATTTGCATTAAAGCTAAGATTGGATGATGACGAAGCCACTAACTCAATTCAGCGAAGAGTTGCATCTGCTATCTTAGAGCTAGTTGAACGAGCTACAATGGCAACAGATGTCGATGGAACTCCTCTCGTAACCGCAGCCGGTAAAAAGCTTACTCCAAAAAAAGATACCTTGCTTGATTTTTCTCAAGTTATAAAGAGTCCAGATGGCGAAGAGTTATACCTTGGAGAACGAGTAACAACCGTTATTATGCGAGGTATACGTAACATGGCCTCTGAAGAGCAGAGTGCCTTTTTTGGGGATATATTGCAGAAGTATAATATTACGGCACACCAACTTTCTCAAGTATATGCCGCCGAACTATCAGAAGCAGGTAGAGTGTTAGGCTATCAAAGTATATTAAAAAAAGCTATCACCAGTGCTGGAGTAAAAATAGGACTAACTCAAGAGGTTGCTCACAAGAATATTGCGGAGTTTCAGACGAGTCTTCAAGAGATTGCAGACATTCCTATTCGTGTAGAGCGTGTCTCCGCAACCGGAAAAAAGACTATCCGACATGAAACTGTAACACTTTCAGATGAGGGTCTAGCATTTATACACGCTATGGAAGGTGGGGAAAATACCGTAAAAACATTTTTACGAGCACATTCTTCCAAGGCAATGTCAGCGGCGGGAAGAGGTATAAAAGAATTTGATCGAGGATCAAAGGGGTTTTTGACCATTCAACTTGCGACTACTATGAGAAATGCCGAAAATGCAACGATTCGCACTGGTCTTTATATGCTCACGAATCTTTTGCAAGGTACTTTTGAGTATGCTGCAGCTATTGCTAGAAAAAATGGGACAGGAAATAGTCCTGAAGTTAGAGCGGCAATAGATCAAGGTTTGGCCCGAATGAAAATGCCCGTTCATTTCTTAAAGAATTTTTTTGATCCACAAGAAGCTAAGGCAATATTTAAACTCTTCGCTAGAACTATGCCTGAAGAATATCGTGAGTTTGTGCGACAAATGGCAGACGTAGAAGGTTCAATGAAAGGTGGAACTTACACAAGATGGGCTAGAAAACTTAATGCACTAAATACTTTTATTGATAATTCATTTAAACGAACTATCTATGTAACAGAATTAGGACAACGAATTGGACATGCTAATTTAATAAAATTGTCCAGAGAAGGAAACTTTGCTAGTATTGATACACGACATCATATAGGTGCCTTAGATGCTGCACTTGATTTTGTATACCAAACAAAGTTTACGAGTCCCCATAAACGAGAGGTACTTGTTCATGGTTCTCGAACCATAGATTGGAATTGGGCAGGAGATAAATTTGTTAAAGGATTTTCCGTTCCTGTGGTCGGGTCTGGAATAATTCCATTTCCTCGTTTTGTTGCCAGTATGTTAAAACATCTCTACGAATATAGTCCTTTTCTTGGAATGGTTCCACTTGACAGATTAGGCTATCGCCCGAAAATTCCCATGAAAACTGACCTTCCAGACTTACAATTGAAACTAGACCTTGACGAGAAAATTCTCCGTATAAAAAATGGACCGAAATCTGGCCCTACCAGAGAAAAACTAACTGCAGCGGAATCGAAATTAATTAGAAAGCAAGCAGATGGGTCTAGAAAAGTTCAGTATACCAGAGCTGAAAAAAAATTAATGGACAATATTGAGAAAGCGGCAAAAGGGGGTGTTAAAGTTACGGACCCAATTACTGGTAAAACTGAAGTTGTAGCTAAAAAGTATGGACTGATTCACCCCGGACGCTCTTGGGAAAAAATAATGGCACAACAAATTACTGGTAGCGCATTATTTTATGGTGCAATTCAACTTAGAGCAGCACAAGGTCCAGAAGCTGAATGGTTTGAAATTCAGAAATTTCCGGGGGCAATGGGAACCGTTGCAAGAGGAATGTATGCTGATGCAAGGGCGTGGTGGGGCGCATATGCACCTTATGCCTTTATAGCTGATTGGCTGCTTAGAACTAACAATTGGCTCACTACCACCGGAGAAGACAAAGACGAAATCACAAACTGGATTGTGCCCAATGACGAATGGCGTACAGGAATGGAACGAGCAGCGCAAGAAAGTTTAGGAATATGGTTTGCTGATTCTGAAACTTACTACAGTGCTCTAGAAGCAACATTTGGGAGTACCTTTAAATCTGGACAAGGATTATTTATTGCGGATGATTTAGCAAGAGAATGGGGGAAAGCTAGTACATTGAGTGGAAAGTCCCTTACAAAGATCGGAGAACGATTTATGTATTCTGCTGGTCCTTTAATTGCAAATTATATGGTACGTCCTCTAGTTCCTATGGGTATGGTTAAAGATGTTCTTGGAACAATTGATCCACTCTGGAAAGAAATTCCAGAAGATGCAGATGTAAATCCATTTTTAGCGGGAGCCTATGGTGATGCTAAACGAAGAATGATGGGTATCATAACTCGTCCTATTCCAAAACGAGAAGGTAAACTCTTTGGTGTATATCAGCCTAGTATAATGCAGGGCTTTGACAGAAACGCTGTAAATCCTGCAAGTGTTCGACGGCTTACATCAGAAGGAGGTATTGTTAAACAATTAACAGGACTTGGAGCCGGAAGACATAAAAATATTCTGCAAGCAGAATTTGCTAGACTTCATATTACCGCTCCGTGGAAAATGTTTCTACGCTTTAAAAATCCCATACTAGATCGAGTAGCAGATAAGTATACAGCGACAGATATTGCTGATACTCTTCTTGAGGAATTGCGATCAGGTCACTATACCACACTTGATGACGATGAACAAAAAAAATATATTCGATTGAGGTTAAAAAAAGTTAGAGACAAAGTAAATAGACATATGATTCCACTGATTGCTGGCATTAACGGCGGCAATCCATTGGACCCAGAAATGAAAGAATTAAAAGAATTTGATAGACGAGCACATACACATTTAGTTCAAGAATTATTAAGAGTTGGCTACCAAAATAGATTTTCTAGGTTAGACCAACGAATAATTGAGGCCGCCGTTAAAGATGGAGAGCTAACACAATTTATTGGTGGTGAAAATTTTGGAAAAGGAACTGTATTATCTTCTATTCGAGCCGATATTGTAAACGAAGAGGGGGAATATAAATACACACTTAGTGAACTTTTACATCTTTATTATGATGGACCAAGACAATCCGATAATGATAGCTTAATTTCACAGCTTTGGTCGAGAATACAAGCGAAATTATCAGAACAATAGTATGGAACTTGTAACAACTTTACTAGGCGGGTCCATATTAGGATTCGTGACCACTATCATAGGCCAGCTTGTAAAACATAAAGCTGAACAACAGAAGATGATGATTGCAGGACTGCAAGCACAAGCTAAAATTGTTCAGCAAGCAAGAGAACATGGGCTAAAGGATAAAAGCTTTGCATGGACAAGGCGATCCATAGCCCTCATATGTGTATCGGCTATTGTGATAATACCATTTGCGGCCCCATTCTTTGACATCCCCGTTTTAGTTTCCTTTGTCAAAGAAGGCGGCTTCTCTATTCCCTTTCTATGGGAATCTACTTCCCAAATAGAATGGCAAGAGATAAATGGTATACCACTAGCGCCGATGTATTTGCATACACTAGCGGCAATCGTGAGCTTTTACTTTGGTTCATCGGCTGCTAGATAAACCGGAGAACATATTATGGAAGCACTAATCCTCGCCATTGGAGCCAAGACCTGTTGTGTTGCGGCGGCTGGCTGTGGCGGTATGACCAACTGGATCGTGAACCGAAAAATTGCAATGTGGGATTTGGTTGCAGCGGTAG